TCTTTCATCCATGCGAAATAGACGAGGTTCAAGTCACGCGTAGTCAGATTGGATAAACGCGGTCGTTTGCCGCTCCATTTGAGTTCCCGTGAAACGGGATTTCGGTAACTTGCCCTGACCAGGCAGGCGTACCCGGAGGGAACTTACCGAAGTCCAGTACTTTTCAGGAGTTGGCACTTATTTAGCATGATTCAAGTTGATCGCTTCAAAGGACTCGTTAGTAGGCCATGACTCTCCGCCAAGCGGATACCCCTCCAAGAAGTCAATCTTTCCGTTCTTGATCCACAGGATGAAGCCGCACAACTCACCACCTACCAGTCCGGATGCAAGCAACGTTTGTTTGAGGTTGGGACAGCTTGGAACATGTTCAGGGACTAAGAGATTGGTAAAGAAGCCATAGCCGTTGCGCTCGCGTGAACGAAGCTCGCTTTGCCGAAGTTGATCCCAAAGGCACTGTTCGGATTGCGGTTGGCCCTGCACAATCGCATCGATCACAGTGTTTTCCAGCGGCGTGAGATAAGCCATATACATGCGATCCAGCTTAACGTGTTGGCCAGTGCGCGAAAAACGGGATTTTCGGTAAGTTCAGGCCGCCCGCCTGCATCGCTCAACGTGCAACGGTCTCCGCGGTTGGGCCAGCGAGGTCCGTCATCATCTCGTCGAACTGAGCCAGGCCTTCGATCTGCCATTTAGTTCCAGCTCCCGCGTACGCCGTTCGGTTCTTGCACCACGCGCTGTGCCGCCGCCGATATGCCCATTTCTACCATGTAGCGACGCAAGCAAGAATGCATGCTCATGCTGCAATTGCCCTGCTCGATCAGCGCCTGGATCCGGCACGCATTGGCGAGCAGGTAGCGGTCGCAGCGTGTCAGCAGTCCCTTCGGTGCCGCGATTACGAATTCGGTCCAGATCTCCGTCTCACGCTTCCGGCCCGCAAACTCGGCTGGAGGATCACCTACGGGCGCAGTCGGCCGCGGTTCGTCGGCCCTGTCGCGATAGCGCTGCGGATCATGCTTCAGTGCTCCGTTGAGCTCTAAGAGTCGGGTTGGCTTCCTCGAACGTCCCATTCTTCCCTTTCAACTGCGATTCCATGCAGGCCCAAGCTGCAAAAGGGCCAGTCTCCCCCGGGGGAATCAGATTCAGGCCTGAGCAGGAGCCCTATCCGACCGCGGCCGGGCCTGCAGGAATCACAGCCTCGATTCAGACAATGTCCACGTAAAAGCGGTGCGTTACAGGCTCGCTCTGCGTTGCGGTTGTTTCCGGCGTCTTCTCCATGGTCGCCGGCTCAGCGTGGGGGGCTTGTCCGATCTGACGCAGCCAGGCCTGCAGTAATCGAAACCGCTGTAGATACCAGTTCTTGATGAACATCGGGAAACCGTCTTCCTTTCCTTGGGGGTGTGTCAACGGGAGGACCATGCTCGCACCCTCCCGCGGTTGTGGCGATCGCGTTCTTAGGTGGCAGATTGCTGAAACGCGCTTACCGGATGCGTCCCCGCGTCTACCAGATTTCCATCGGCGCGCAGAAAGGCGAGGTAGCCAACCTGCAGGTAATCGCTCCAACGCTCCCCGATACGGAGCACCGAGGTGCCGGTTGTGACGCGCCTTACCTTGTACCGGCTGAAGTCGCCGTAGAGCACGCTGTAAGCGTTGGCGGCCGGCGCGGGGAGGTCATTGTTGATGAAGTACGGCCGGTCCAGAATGGTTTCTGGGTAGGTCTGACCAAAACCAGCAGTAAGGCCTGGCTGCCAGAGAGGGCGGCCCGCAGTGTCGACCAGCTTGCGGATTACCTTGAGCGTGGAATCAGCAAACATGAAGCCGGCTGTGGGCAGGGTGCGGTAGGAGGGATCGACCAACTCCATAACGTTGACCAGGTCGCTATAGACCAACGATGTGGTTTCCCCGGTTGCCCCTTGCACAGTGTTGCCGGAGGCGATTACCGCCGTCTGCAAGCCGGTGGGTTGCGCGGTTCCATTGCCCACAGTGCAGTACTTATTCAACAGACGCCCGAGACGCTTACCAAGCAACTCGGCCAAGTACTGATCCAGATCAAAGTATGAATCTTCGATCAGTGCCACGGGGACAAGTACATAGTCCGAGGAAAAAATGTAGGCCCCGAACTCGATCTGGCCAAAGGTAAGGTCTGTCTCTGTCGCCTGAGTGTTGACGGCAATGATGCGCCCCTCGTTGGCTGTGTCATTGACTGTCGGCCAGGGCAGTGGATTCCCGTTGGCTGTCTCGAAGCTGCCGCAAACTCCAAGGATTCCACCGTGCCATTGCAGGGCCTCTTCGAGCATGTCGCTGAAGCCCTGGGCGCCAAGGTAGCCGCCGCTAGTCGTGGTGAGTGTTTGCGCTGCGCGGATCCGGCGCGGACCTGCCCCGAGAGGCACCGGCATGCCCGGGGTCTCTCCCCGCTGGGAACGATGAGATAAAAATTGTCTGTCCCTGCTACTTAAGCCGAGTTCCCCCTCGCGAAGGTATTTGGAGAACACATCGTTACTTCGGCGTCGCTCGTTCTTGATGCCGTATTGCCGAATGTTCTCGTCGCGGGCCGTAGCCATGATCGTTTTATCGTCCGGATAGGCTTCGCGCAACCCGCCCAGAAACGAGCTGGGAGCGCTCGCGGAATTCATATTGCGGCCTTGCATCCCTGCGTAAGCTGCCTCCATTCGAGCGAACCTCTCCCGCTCGTCCGAGGTAAAACCGCGGTTGCCGGCCTTCTTGGCTTTGGCCGTCATCGCGCGTATTTCGACGGCCACACGCGACAACCTCTCATCATTTTGTTTTGTCTTCGCTCTTGCGCTCATGTCATTTCCCCTTTTGTTGGTTTGGCGCATGCCCGCGTCCGCCCTGGCGAACACTGCATCGGTCTGCCGGTGTCGTCGCAGCTTTCGCTGCAGTTGTGCGATCCTGGCTTGCAAAAAGATGTGGTTCACACCCTATCGGCAGCCATACAGCACCATGGCTGAAGCTCCGCTCGATAAGTCGTTTATTGCCCCTACAGCGCGCGTCTTGGTGTTCGGTGAGGTCGAAGTGCCTGCGCATAGGCTTCGGCCGCGTGGTGAGGCAGCGGACAACAGGTTCGGGCCATTTTGCGACGCGTTTTGATCGCAATTCCCGATTTTTTTTGTGCGGCGTTAAGAATTTGTCTTGGCTGCGGTCTCGGCGCGGTCGATGGCCTTCAAGAAGTTGATAGCCCCCGGGGGTACCTCGACGCCGCACACATCCGCACACGTCCGGCGCTGAGTCGCAGCAAGCGAGACACGATGCACTGATGCGCGCCATTAGCCGGTCCTCCCAACCGTGACAGCTTCACGACGTTCTGCGATCTGCAGACTGGCCTGTCGAAGCGCCTTCGCAGGTTCGTTGGTGAAATCGTCGAATTGCACCTGGACGCTTCCGCGCTTGAACCCGGTCACGGTTCCATGAACCCCCGGGCAGGATTTCAATTCGACGCGATCACCGATTGCAAAGCAGTTCATGCCCAGTCCTTTCGTTCGCGTGTTGGCAGCGGAACAATCGACGCTGTTGTCGACCGTCTTCCGGAGCTGGCTTTTTGGCGATCCACAGCCTGCAATGAGACAGCCGAATGATCAGGCGATTCGACAATCCGAAAGCTCACGGCGCTGGTTGTTGCTTCTTTGCTCTCGAATTCAGCGCAGCGGATGTACTGCGCGCGATCTTCTTCTTCGGGGTTGGTCACACTGATGCCAATTCCCCATTCCATCCATCCGTGAATGGAGCTTGCACCTCTCAGGCCTTTGAAAATGTTCGAGTCGTCCATCTTCGCGATGTGATGGACCAGGGCGCATGCGCACTTCAGTTCGGTCTGAATTCGGGTGACTTTTGCCAAGACCTTTGCAACTTCCGTGTTATCGTTCTCTTCCGCATCGTGGATGGATCGGAACACATCAAGCACCACCAGTTCGGCGCCGAAACGACCAAGTTGCTCAATAAGCGCGTCCATGTGATCGTCACGCGTGACTTTAAAGTCCGACTGGTGGTGACGAGTGTTGACCAGCATCCGATCTTCAAGCCGCGAATACTCCGGACGCCCGCTGATCAGCTTCTTAATGCGCCGGCGGGTCAAGCCTGCTTCGTCCTCACGGCTAACGATGGCCGTCTTGATTGGCTTCGGGACTTTGAGGCCCATCCAGGCGACCCCACAACTCGCCGCCATCGCTAGATCCAGCGACGTGAAACTCTTCGACGCTTTCGGGTGGCCGGCAATGATCCCGTTTCCCGCGCGAGGGATAATGCCATCGATCAACCAATCCACCGTTGTTTCGGCTTCCGCAGCAAACTGAACGGCATCCTGGAACATGGGGTACGGGCGCGAAACGGATGCTGGTTTCCAATTCGGAGCTTTGGCGATTTCCGCTTCGAGTTCTTTCGCGGTGTGGTTGGCTAACCAGTCGGAGACGTCGCCTTTGGCTGGAAGTCCTGGAAGGCGAATGATCTTGACGGTGTGCGCGTAGGGATGAGCGTTCTGCGCGACAGCCTGCGCCCAGGTCTCGCCGTTTTCATCGTTGTCAGCAAAGACGACAACGAACTTACCCGCAAAATACACGTTGTAGGTGGGCAGCCATTTTGATTTTTCCCCCGGTTTCCAAGCGCCGTCGAAGTTGCAGGTCGTCGCCAGGCGCAAGGTTGTGCGCTCAGCCCATAGACCACACTGCGCTACGTTGTCAGCGTCTTTCTCGCCTTCGCACACCGCAACAACATTTGCTGTGACCACCCGCGGCTGGTTGTACAAAACGCGCTTGGTCGGCGCAATATCCGGCGGATCAATTCCCGCGATCCAGTTGCCCTGCTCGCCTGGCCTGTAAACGCGAAACGTCTTTTGCTCGCCCTCCGGCTGATAGCGCCGTTTTTGGAACAAGACGCGCTCGTCATCATCGCGGTAGTCGTAAGCCGCGACAACCGGCCCCAGCTTCGCGAACGATCCGAAGCTTGCTTTCGCGCCAGTGAGCTCGGCAACTTTCGCTTCGGCTTCCGCAAGAGTGCAGCCAGAGAAGCGAGCTTCGAACTGGAACACGTTGCCGGCAGCGCCGCAGCCGTTGCAGTGAAATCCGCCGGCGCCGTCGAGGAATAGCGTGCAGCTTGGCGTCCTGTCGTCATGGAAAATGCACTTTACCGACGCTTTCGCGCGAGTGCCTATCTTCTGACCAGGATGGCGCGCTTCGAAATACGCCCTGATTTGCTCGAAGGTCAGTGTCATGCGGCCCTCAAGGTGGGAGAGATGCTAAACATCCAGCCGATAAAGCGAACGCCGGACTTAAGCCGCAGATTGAGACAACGAACGCCGATCCAGACCAGAACGATTTTGAGCAGTCTCATGCTGACCGCCTGACGATCTGACCGCGAAAATTGTTGTCGTTAAGCCAGTACCCGCGCAGCTTGGTTGGGCTTTTGTATTCCTTCGCCTTGAACAGGTGATGCCATTCCCAGTAACGCTTGCCATCGGGGTTTTCGCCGGAGTGAAACTTTGAATTGACCAGCCGATCCACTGCGAGTCGGAACAGGTGGGCGGCCGGAGGGAATGGATCGGCGTTCGGATCTCTTCCGCGGACAAACTTTACTAAGTCGCGGAAGCCGGCGAGACCCATTGCCCGCCGCTTGTCGTCGAGCTCGTATTGATCTGCGTGATGTCTTGTTTGCTCGAGGAAATAACTGAACCCGTCTGCCAGCAACCCTTCGAGGGGATCAATCTTGCAAATTGGGTTCATCCCGGGTAAGTGGTCGGAAGCGAAGCTTTCGAGGATAGTCTTTTCTTCGGTTACGGCTTCGGCTACGGTTCCGGTTACGGATTCGGCATAGTCATTGGCATAGCCTTTAGGGAAGGCTTCCGCAAAGGCTTCCCTAAAGCCTTCCGATAAGCCTTTGATGAAGCCTTTAAGTTGTTCATATAACTCGCACTTCAGGCCGCATTCTGGGATTAGATCGAACGCATCGGGCCACGATCTAACTACATTTGGCGACTCCGGCTTGTTGTACTTCAGAAAATTAGGGAGCCAGATAAATGAGGCACCCAAATCATGCTTTACGATAGCCTTCGACAAGGCTTCCCCGAAGGCTTCCTGGAAGGCTTTCGTCGGCAGTTCAAGTTCGGCCGCGAGCCCCGGAAGTGTCGCGCGCATGGCGCCCAACATTGTCATGGCGGGGTGGGTAAGAAGAAAAAGAAAGACAAGCTTCCCGCGCTCTGACAGCGACCTAAAACGCTCATCGTTCCAGATACGGCGATCTACTTTCGCGTAGCGCGCCATTCAGGCCGCCTCTCCGCTGCACTCAGGGCATGTCTCCGCGTGCTTACGGCGAAGCTTTTCGACATCCAAGGCAAGCTGACCGAGAGCTACTGCGCGCGGGCCTTCGTCGATCGCCAGGATTGCGCAACGGCAATCGGACGCGACGGCGTAAAGGCCGAAATCGATCAAGCAGGACGGCTGCGGACCGAATGGAAGCGAAAGCCAATCGCCAACGCAATGCGCCTCTGCTATGCTCTTTTCATCACTCATGGGACGGGATTCCCTTTCGTAAGGCCGGTTCTCGCCGGCCTTTTCTATTCTCCGGCGTTAAGCAGAGCGACGAACTTCTCCGCCAGTGGTGTTAGTTTCGATCCACTTTTCAAGTGCAGCCCGCGGCACCCGTATGCTTTTCCCAGCGCGGATCGAGGGCAATTCGCCCGACGCCAACAGCTGGTAGGTTTTCGAGCGGCTGAGATCCAGAATCCGCCCAACCTCTTCAGGCTTGAGCAGTATTGCGATCGTCATTACGTTCGCGACAGTCATTCCGTCTCCTCCCTTCTGCATCCCGCTGTATTGCGTCCAGATGCGTCGCTGATGTAAGATCGCATCCAACGTGGAATGCTTAAAGATCCTAACTCGGCATTCTTCGCATTTCACGAACGGAAGGTACCTAATGCCTCAATCCCCATCTCGGCATTCCAAACAAAGGAGGACTTCCCCGCCAGTGCCTTTTCTCGTTGAGAACGTGATGGTGCTCACCGCCCCGGTGGTCAGCCTTCTTTTCGTTCTTCAAGGATGGACGGCAAACATAGAACGGGGTTCCGTCGTCACGCTTTCGAGAAAGAAGAGCGATCCGAATTCGCAATACATACCGGTTCACGATGTGCGCGAAGCTTTCGCGATGATCGAGACGATCGAAGATGCCGCGAAGTTTTTCGAGAAGCACGGTCCCCTGGACGACAACCGAGAGTACTCGCTTTCTCAGATTAAGAATGTTCAGGAAAGACTGAAGCACACCCGCCAGATGGACCACGGAGAATTCTTCGGTCCGAAAAAAGACCTTCGGCATTGGTACGAGGCGTCACCTCTCGAGGCGAAATTGATGGTGGGCCAGAGGCCGTTCTGGAGCCTTGAAGCACTGAATGTCCTAACGGCTATCAGAAATGCCACATTCATCGATCACATGCGAGAAGTGCGGGTCGGGACCTGTCGGCAATGCGGGAAGCTGTTTGAGTTGCCCCTGCGCAGGCAGCAACTCTATTGTGGCAAGTCCTGCCAAAACAAGGCAACCAAGAGCCGCTGGAACCAGAAACAGGAACGCAATCGAAACGGAAGGGAGAAGAACCGTGCCAAAGCGTAGGGGAAGCGGGGAAGGTAGCATCTACCGCGCCAAAGACGGCCGCTGGCGCGGCGAAATCTCACTCGGCTACACGCCTGAAGGAAAGCCTCTTCGGAAAATCATTTACGGCAAAGAACAGGCGGAAGTGATCAACGAGTTTGCCAGGTTAGGGAAAAAGCGATCGAACGGTGGGAAGATTCGCCACTCCAAGCAGACCGTAGCCGACTTCCTGAAGAGCTGGCTCGAGGATAGCGTCAAGCTCACCAATCGTTCGCAGACTTATCGTTCTTACGAATGGATTGTGCGCGTGCATCTAATCCCGGGCCTCGGCAAGCTAACCCTCGAGAAGCTAAATCCACAGGTGCTCCAGGCCTTCATTACCAATCGCAGCAAGTCGGGCCTGAGCCCGGCGACCGTAAAGCACATCAATGCGACCCTGCGGGCTGCTTTGTCGCAAGCGGAGGAGTGGGAGCTCGTCGACCGCAACGTCGCGAAGCTGGTGAAGCTTCCGCGCGCTCAGAAGTACAAGCCGACGTTCTTGTCCCCTGAGCAGGCAAAGGCTTTTCTCCTGTTCACGGCCGATCACCCACAGGAAGCACTGTTCTCAGTTGCACTCAGTCTAGGGTTGCGCCGCGGTGAGATCGGCGGCCTGCGCTGGCAGGATATCGACTTCGTAGCCGGCATCCTGCGCGTGACGCATTCGCTCGAACGAATCAAAGATAAAGGGCTCAAACTTGGAGATCCGAAGAGCGCGAAAGCTCAGCGACTCCTACGGCTTCCGCAGGTTTGCGTCCAGGCCCTTGCACGTCAAAAGGAGAAGCAGCGAATTGCACGGGAGTGGTGTGGCGCCACATGGAAGCAAACCGATTTCGTATTCACGACCAGCGTGGGGACGCCGATGCAGCCCGAGATGATCACTCGCGAATTTAAGGCGGTGATCGCCGCATCGGGCCTTCCCGATATGCGCCTACATGACTTAAGACATTCGTGCGCGAGCCTTTTGCTAGCCCAGGGCGTTCATCCAAAACTCGTCCAGGAAACGCTTGGACACTCCACCTATCAGCTCACCATGGACACGTACTCGCACATGATTCCGCAATTGCGCAATGAGGTGGCCGATCGGATGGATGAAATCCTGTCTCCCACCAAATCTCCCACCAAAACGGAAAATGCAAGATTGCAATAGGAGCGTAACTTGTTGATTATATGGTGCCCGGAGGGAGACTTGAACTCCCACAGCCATTTAAGGCCTACGGATTTTAAGTCCGCTGCGTCTGCCGATTTCGCCATCCGGGCTCTGGCTGCTCCCGCTATGATAGCAAGACACTTAATTGGGCCTTGTGCTGCCTGA